CCAAGTAAAAGTTTTACCATCTAAAATTGTTGCTACTAAAGTTTGTCCAAAATTATCTAATGACCAGTCAGCAGAAGGTAAAACAACTGTACTCGCTGAAGATGCTTGTCCCCAACCAACGAAGTTTGCTGTGTCCTCAACTATCGATCCATTTGAGTGTGCTGATCTTGTGGACCCGCTAGCACCTCTGGTAATTCCTGTTAGATCATTAGATGACTTGCCGGTGTACGTTATTAACTCACCACCTACTAAAATTGTTCCAGTTGTTGGAAATAACGATGCATCAGCTAAAGTAATGTTTGTAGCTGAGCCATTGTTACCTTGTGCGTCGTCAGCTAAAGAGCCGTTTAAAGTTGAAGATATTGCTCCAGCTAAACTACCACTCCATAAACCAGTACCCCATCCAAAACCAAACGTTTGGTTTAAAGCACCTGGTCTAACGTAAGGATTTATTGATGCTGAGCCTGACGCTGAGGCTGTGCCTGAAGAAGTTGTGCTCATTGTAATTGTAAAAGAATTTATGTCGGGCACAGTTACCACTTGAAAAGTTCCATTAAAATCGTTCGAAACAAAACCAGTTGGTGCTGAGGACATTGTGAAGGTAAACAAATCTCCAACCTCTAAACCATGTGAGGTTGAATTTACAGTAACCGTTGCAGAGCCACTTGAAGTGTTAAAAGTGACACCAGTTATTGCAGCATCTAGTGGCGTAATATCATAGAACGCTTCTGAATAATAAAGTATTAAAGCTTTGTGTGTGCCTAAAACAACATATCTTCGTCCATCTAAATCAGTCCATTGATGTTGAGCTCTTGCTGCACCCACTATTGTACTAGCAGTTAGTTGCTCCCAACCACCAATTTTTTCAGGTAGTCCATATCTAAATCTTACATTATCTCCATCGATATACTGACCTTCAGCAGCTGTAGGAGTAATCTGTTTATTAAATCCTGGTCTTATATTCACAAAATTCAAAGGCATGGTTTATTATAATATATAAGACTTGCCAAATCTACTTGTCCGCATTTAAATAAAATCAAAAACCACGGAATACCTATGAGAAAGCACACTATCAAATACTTTATTTGGCATGTGCTCTATGGAGTGAGCTATACTTCCATCAAAAATTAATACAGAATTTTCTACGGCTGGAAATATAATATTGTGTTCTTCTAAACGAAGTCCATAAGACTCCTCTTTAGAGTGTAAATAAAAAACACAGGTTAATTTTGTTTTATGTTGATGAAAGACATAATAATTATTTTCAACAGATAGATTACACCAACATGTAGTCAATTTTAAATCCTTATTAATATCTTTTACTAAATTTATAATTTTGTTTTTTAGTCTATTGAAAGATGAAACATGTTTTAATTTATCATGTAAATTACTCCATGTCTGATAGAGAGGATGTGTCCAAACTATATTGTTGTTAGCGTACTCTAAATCAATAAATTCTTTAATTTCTTTTAAATCTTTACTTTCACAAACATTAAAAGATCTATAAAAATTATCGTTATTTATCTTTAGATTTTTCATCTCCCTTAATGAAATAATTAGGAAGACCTATAAAAGGTCTTGTATCAAATTTATTAGTTTCCGCATTTTTATCAGACGCATTATTATAGTGAAAAAAAGCTTGTGCACAGACATTACCTTCAAAAGGTTCTCTCCAATGTTGTAAATCAGCCCCTCTGTAAATTAACATGTCACCTTGTTCCAGATCAACTTTTATACCAGAATTATTATTCTGTCCTGACAAATCTAAATATATGGGCCATTTATCTCCACCTAAAAATAATGTTGTCGAAACTTCACAAGAATACCTATCTGTGTGTCTAACTAAAATATCATCCTTTCGATAAAGTCTTGTATAAGAATAATTAGGAAATAATTTTAAACCTGTTTCTTTTTCCATTTTAGGAACTAAAGCCATGAGCAAAGTCTCCATGACTACATCTGCGTAACATGAATAAGTATTAGGTGCTTGTATATCATTAAATATTCCATAGGTATTATCGTACGGACTTAAATATCTAACATCAAACATATGTTTGACAGCTTTTGCTTTGTTTTGCAAATAATTAAAACAAAATTCTCCTAGATCTGGACTTATAGCTGTTTTTATTATTTTGTATTTATCTTTTATAAAATTCATTTTATGTAATTAAAGTTTATAACCATTCTTCTTTTTTGATCTGTGCAAGTTGTACCAGCATGTAATTTTTTTGAATCAAACATTATCAACTTATTCCTCTCACTTTTTATTTCTGTGCCATCCATGAAATACGTATAGCCATTATTAGTGTTTACGTAAAATATAGCTGTTGTCACATTAGTATCATTACTAGATTTAAAATCAATATGTGGAGTTTGTTTAACTGTTTTAAAAGAAAAAGGTTGTAGATTTGCTTTAATTCTAATGAGAGCTAGTGGTTTTAATATTTCTAATATTGGTGTCACATGCCTATACCAATCTGAAACAACCTGTGCGTTTCTATAAAAAGTATGTGTAAATTGAAATTTTTCGTTTGGCTCTATATCATCAACAACATTATTATTAAAGTACCAAGGAAACTCATCACTACCAATCTTGTTTTCTAACATTATCATTTGAGTTTCAGATAAAAAATTATTTTTAATTTCCATCTTTTTTCTCTGTGTAGTTTGATAAAACAGTATCTATTGGTATGGCTCTGCAATTAAAATGTATAAATCTAAATGGTTCGTAAGCGTCATCAACTCTAAATTGGTGTGGTAAATAAGAATTAAATACAATTAAATCTCCTGGTCTTACACTATAGTTTACTTGAGAAGATGCAGCTGTAACTTGCGATTCGTTTTTTTGTGGTAGGTCATTCATAATTTTACCTGGTCTTGGGTCATCGAATATAGGTAAAGATGTTTTTTCACTAGCTTTTAAAAAATAAAAACCAGACATATGTCCGTTGTAGTGTGTATGTAATTGGTGATGGCCCCCTCCAGCTTCTGCAAACTCTTGAACCCATAACTCTGTAATAAATATTTTAAAATTAGTTAAATCATAACCTTGTTCATCTAATAAATTAAAAGTGGTTGCTTTTATCCAATCTTGTATTTTTTGAAAACCAGGTCTATCAATTAAAGATGTAGAATGGTGAACAGTGCCATGATCTTTTTTATCGCCACCCCAATGTTTATTTCTCTCAGCAATAAATTTTTTTGCGTTATCCTCTTTAGCTAATTTAATATAAGGATCTGAAAGTTTATTAAAATCATCAACCCACTCTGGTTTTTTCATAAAATATACAGGTGAGCCAAAATACCAACTAACTGTTAAATTATCTTTTTTCATACGAAAGGATTACCACAATTCCAAATTACTAACGAATATCTTTTACCAGATGTAACTGGTTGTACTCTATGATATAAAAAACTAGGAAAAACAACTAAAGAACCTTTAGGTAATATGCCTTTACAAGCCTCTATTTGTCTTCGTTCCTTTGGACTTCTACCACCAACACAAAACTCTAACTCTCCTCCTTCATAATCGTTAGGATCGCTTAAAGATAAAGTAACAGAAAGTTTTCTAATTTTACCGTTGAAGTCATCGTTAGATCTATAAGGCTCTGGATGACTATCACAATGCCAATCATAGAACTGATTTAAATTATATTTTGTAAACTGACACTGTTCTGCCGAGTCTATTTGGAAATTCCAACCTGCACTTTTATTTGCTTTTTTAACCCAAGGAATAATTAAATTATATATCCAACTATCTCGTAACCAAACTATATTTGAATCTCTTTGTTTTTTTAAATCAAAAATATTTTCTCTATCTATTTCTAAATTTTGAAAAGCTCCAGTAGTTCCTAGCTGAGACTCATTAGTCAAACCCAATTTTACTATATCATCACAGAGTCTTTCAGGCACAGCTTTTTGAAAATACCAATAAGAGTTTTTATAGTTCATTTTTTTGTTTGGGTATAATAATACTCCAATCTAGTTTTGAAAGCAAAACTTTTAAATGTACTTTTTTAAGCTTATTTTTGTTAATATAATTGTTAAATTCTTTCATGTCTAATATCACCCACTCATCTTCAAACTCAAATACTACTTTTTCTGCTTGACTACCTAAATTTATATACTTACCTGTTTCACTAGAATTTAACTCAAACATATTTCGCACATCAAATTTAAATATTTGATTAGATTGTTTAAGTCTACCCTGAATATGCCAACTTGATTTTTTATCGCTTGGATAAGATATTTCTTCTAAAAGATTAGAAAATTTTTGTAATATTATTGATCGACCCACGTTGAAGTATTTGGATCCCAATATTTATAGATCCAGTCTTCCTCTAGATCAACTGGATTTGTAATTGTATACCAACGTAGATTATCTTCATCCCAATGATTTGTATTAAATGTTTGATATAAAGCTGGTTCGGTTACTGGTGCTTTCCACCTGTAGGATGAATCAAGGGTCCATGAAGCGTAGGGTTGTTTTTGTATAAATACATCATTAACATCATCATATCTATACCCAATACCTGCAAAAATATTTCTAAATCTTGAATGATATGATGTTTGTTTCCACTCGCCACCATTAAAAAATGTTTTACACCAAGTTTCTCCATCTTCATGCATATCATTGTCTCCTAATGCACCGTTAGATGTAGTGATACCATTGTCTACTACAATGACTCTTTTTACGATCCAGTGTGTATCTGAAGTGAATCCTGTTGGATCAGTTTTTTGTTCTATTTCTGCGAAATGAGCCATAACATTAAGGAACAACAAAGTTGCCGGTTGCATTAAAAGTATGAATAATATTACATCCCGACGTTGTTCTTGTTCCTCCTGTTATTCTGTCATTGCATCCAACAGAGTTTGCAAATTCTACTATTACTACTCCTGAACCACCACTTCCGCCGTATCTGTTTGATCCAGCACATGTAGGTCCATTAGGGTTTCCACCTGAGCCTCCGCCACCGCCAGTGTTAGCAGTTCCAGTTCTAGCAGCAGATGGTGTAGTTGTTCCGCCGTGACAGTTGTAATAAGTACCAGCTCCGCCACCGCCTGGTCCAGCATTTCCTCCAGCTCCTGGTCCTCCGCCAGCTGCGTAGCCTACTCCGCCACCGCCTCCAGCTCTTAATGTTGAATCCACAGGTGCAGCATTAGATCCAGCTCCTCCAGGTCCACCAGAGCCTCCGCCGGCTCCTGGGTCCATAGCACCACCAGCTCCTCCAGCTCCACCGCCGCCACCAGATCCAGCACCTGGTGCTGAAAATGGAGCAGATGTTGCTGTTCTTCCTGGTCCGCCAGGATTTCCTTGAGATGGGTTTACAGGAGGTGTATTTCCAGAACCTCCGCCATCAGGGTGTTCTCCTGAACCTCCGCCTGATCCTCCGTCAGCTCCAGCAGCACTCGGTCCTCTTCCTGCTCCGCCGCCAGCTGATTCAAATGATGTTGCACATCCTGCACCGCAGGTATTAAATGATGAAGCACTTCCGTTTACAGTTGCGTTAACTGGAGAAATTCCACATGAGTTTCCACCGGCACCGACTGTAACTTTGTAAGTTGTTCCTCCAACTATTGGGTATGAAGTGTTAAAACGATAGCCTCCGGCACCGCCACCTCCTCCTTGGCCTCCATTTCCACCGCCGCCTCCAGCGACTACTAAAATGTTAGCATTAAAAGGTTCTAAAGATGGAAGTGATCCTCCTCCTAAACCAAGAATTTTATATCCAAAACCAGTTGCCATTAATCTCCTTATAGATCGTTAGCAGCATCAGTAGTAAAGAATAATTTAACACCTAATAATTTTGCATCAGCTGTTAGAGTATCTTCGGAAACGTCTCTAAATATTTGAAAGAAAACGTATTCGTCTGTGCTTGGTGAGCCTGCTATTGTAATCGCTCCACTTTCTGCTGTCACTGCTAAATCGTTTGCTGTGCCACTCATGGCTTTTGCAGTTGGGGCAACTGCTGTGCCAAAAGCTGTATTTAAATCTCCATTGTCTGCCAATGCAACACCTTGCAAAGCCCAAGATGTAGTGCCAGTGTTTGTTGAGTTTGCTGTAAAGAAAGCTTGAAAAGTTACCGTGCCTTCATTCCATGATTTAGGGAAAGCAACAGCAAATTGTGCAAATTCATCTGAATCTTTATCAAAATCTAAAGTTTTCAATTCTGGTCCATTTGATAATTCTGTTTGTGCAATGTTAGCAGCACCATTTGTAGTGTTAGGATACATGGCTACAGCTGGAACCCAAATAGTTTCTTTACCAGCTATTTTAACTGCAGAAACGTTTCCGCCTGAGTCTTCAGCTTTAATAACGCCTGTACCTTTAGTTTTAAGATCAATACCAATGTTGTCGTCTCCACCGGATGCTGCGAAAGATGGGTTATTACCTGTTGCAGCGTTTGCTAATGTAACTTCATTGACAGCTGAACCTGTAGCTGTAAGTAAAAGTAATTCGTTTCCACCAGTATCTAAAACAGAAGTTCCTATCGCAGGTGATGTTAAAGTTTTATTTGTTAAAGTTTGAACTCCTGTAAGGTCAACCATGCCAACATCAATAATGTTAGGGTTGGTTACATCATCAGCTTTTGCGTAAATTAATTTAGTTCCTTTATCTGTAGCTGCAAATGTAACGCTTGTTCCTGAACCTGAAGCATATTGAATCTCTACTGTGAAAGCTCCTGATGTTGAGTTTCTTATAATGTACATTCTTTCAATGTCTAAAGGTATAGAAACTGTTCTGTTTCCAGTAATCGTTCCAGTTAACTCAATCATGTTTTGTTGAGCAGTACCAGTTGTGTTTCCATCAACAACTGTTAAAGCTGTGTCCCCAGCTCCACCTGCTATTGAGGTTTGATTAAATCCACCAACTAATTGTTGTAATAATTGTAAATTTGTATTTGTTTTATCACCCCATGTACCAGCGTTTTCACCTGTTACCTGAAGTTCTACTCCGAGCGATGTATATGATGATGCCATATTTTTAAAATCCTTATATTGTTATTTTACTAAAATTAAGCTGCCAAATCAACCTCAGTCCAAGTATTATTGACTCCTAAATCTTCTTCATTCCATGGTGTAATATTAGTTGACCCAAGACTTCCAGTCAACTGTATGCCCGTTAAATCTACTGTAGCATTTCCATTAATTTCCTGTGGTCCAGTAATAGATGTTTGTAATTGTGATCCAGTGCCCTCAGCTACAGATACAGCGTCAGCAGTGCCTAAAACAAAAGCTGATCCTATACCAGTTGGACTTACTATAGCTCCACCTGCAAGATCTTCTTCTCCAATATTTGTTTGTAATTGTATTCCGTCAGGTTCTGCTAAAGTAACGGCTCCAACAGCAACTCCTTCTATACTTGATTGTATTCCAATACCTTGAGCACTAGGGTTAACATCTTGTGCACCTATGGCAATACCCTGAGAGGACTGTAATTGTGATCCAAAAGGAGTGGCTATAAAATCAGCAACTGATTCATGTGCATCACTTATAGTAGTTTGTAAGCCGAAGCCAGTTGGTTCAGCAGTAAAGTCAGCAACAGGAAACTCCTCACCAATTGAAGTTTGTAAACTTAATGAACCTAATTCAACAGAGAATCCTACATTCCATGCACCATTACCCCATTCTAGTCTTCCCCAACCAACATTAATTTCATTAATTACTTCTACTCCAGGAGTTGTAGTTTGTAACTCTATTCCATCTGCTTCAAGCGTACCTGCTATACCCCAACCTTCATTATTGTTCCAAGTTTTTCTACCCCAACCTGCATTTATTTCACCCTCAGTTCCTTCTTCACCAATATTCGTTTGTAATTGAAATGAAGTTGCATCTACTTGAACATTTGCAAGATCTCCCCAACCACCATTTGAAGAATTCCAAACTCCTCCACTCCAACCAAATTCAGGAAAAGGAGTTACATTGTCTAATGTTGATTGTAATTGAGATCCAGTAACTAGAACATCAGTTTGATTTACTTCACCCCAGTTACCATGAGACCAGGTATTACCTCCCCAACCTCTGTCTGAAAATTCATCCGTATCACCGAGAGATGAATTTAATTGAAAACCTGTTAAATCAAGATCAATATCTGTTTGATCACCCCATTGACCTGAATTCCAAGATAAAGCACCCCAAGTATTTTGAGTGATGTCTATTTCACCACCCATACCAATGCCGTGAATATAACAAGCGTAATAAAAAGTCGTGTCACTTGCTGGAGTTACTTCAACGTATCTCGTCGAAGCTGCGTTAAATGTTGATGTATTAAAATAATCAGCTTGAGAAGCTGCACCATCGAGATAGTAGCTAACACCAGTAGAGTAAACGTTAGATTGTGGACTTGAGGTTTGTGTTGCAAAAAATAAAGGATGGTTGTCGTTAGTCCCTGCACTTTGGTCGAATCTTAAAGTGCCACCCTTTACCCAACTTAAATCTATATCCCTTACACCATTTAGATAGAAAACGTTACCTGTTGAACCTCCACCTAAGTAAAGGCTGCCCGTTGCTACGGTAACGGTGTAAGTATAATTTGCCATAACACCGGGCTCCTAATTATGCGATTCTGATTATAGCTTGTGTGTTGTTTGGGTTAGGGAACTGAATCGTAAAAGTTCCTGACGTAGCTGTTTTGTCTGAGCCAAAGTCCAATACACAAACAGATTTGTTACTGTCTGAAGTGTTATAAATTAAAGCACCTCTTGCTGTTAATGTTACACCTGTAAAAGATAAGTCTGCAAAATCTACGAATGCTACTGTTCCTTGTGTTGAAACAAGAGCGTTAACCAATAATCCCCCACCTTGCGTGTATTGACCAGTATTTGCAACTTGGTTTCCAGAACTATCTCCTGGGTAAGCTGTTGTATCTGCTCCAATAGATGCTTGTGAAGTATATAAAGCTAGTTTAAATTTATCACCTGATGTAGGTGTAAAATCATGTACGCCTTCAAGAATTTCTTCTTTGAAAGAGTTTGTTATTGCATTAGTTGTTATTGCCATTTTTATTCTCCTCTAATTTTATGGTGACGGTGAATCGATTTTAACTCTCGGGACACCATCAGTATATTGACCTCTACGTCTTGAGCCCATTTGCTCTAACGCAAAAGCTTCTAATGCTTTATCATACCTTGTTTTATATAAGTTGTACATATCCAGGGGACCTTTTAGGTAAGAAAAGCATTCTACCAATACTCCATACAAAAGCAGGTTTTGATGTTGGTCTGATAGCATGGTTGAATTGCCACTATCAAAATGTGGTGCGTTTTTAATGTATTGAATCTGAACAGCTAAAGCTGAGGCTGGTGTAGGTGCAACTAAAACATTTTTGTCATTATAATTAGCATAGTATTTTGGCTGCCCCTGGGTTCCTGTAGGATTAAATTCAGCTATAAAAGTTTGATCTCTTTTTTCTAAAAACACTTCTGTTCCTCCGTCAGTAATTTTAACTGCTCTTAGATATTTAAGATCACCTGGGAGGCTAAGAGCTCTATTGCCAGCGGTAAAGTTAGAATTAGAAAATTTTCTTAAATCATCGTAGTCTACTTTACTAGCGATATCTAACTCAGTATTAGTAATAAACTGATCTATTAAAGAATCTGTTAAAACATTACTATCTACCTCTGTGTAGTTTCTAACCTGGGTTAAAAAATTTGAATGAGTTATGGCCATTATGATATCTCCACAGTTACAGGGTTAATTAAGCATAAAGCTTGTCTTCTTCTGTTTTGTAATGATGGATCTCTAGGTTCCATGCTTTGTTGACTAGTGTCCAAACCATTAGTATTTATTTCTGTTTGAAAAGTTTGAAAAGCAAAATCTCCTGGTAAAGTTAAATTTGCAACACCTACAGAGGCTCCTCCTGAATCAGAAAATGTGACATCACCATCAGCTAAAAATTTTTGAGATGGTTGTTGAAATTTAATATTTCTAGGATTTTGTAATGCGATCGCATCACTCACAGCATATCTTCTTCTTATTTGTGGTTGTTTTGATTCATATTCAGAATTATGTACTAAAGAACCATTCCATTCTTTTACCATTTCATCATAAGGAAAAGCCATACCAGATCTATCTGATATTGCTAATGATTTTCTACCTGAAGCGTATTTTGCCATAATTATAACCCGTTAGGATAAAAAGATTGTGGCGTTATAAATGTTGATGTTCTTTGACCATCTTCATCTAACGCCCTTTTCAATTCATCCTCGTATATCAA